GTGCATATACCCCTGGCCCTGGAGGGGCTAAGGTCGCGAGCGGCTTGGAAACGAAATTGGCATATATGTAAATCAGGTTAACCGTAAACCTGGTTTACGTTTGTATAAAATTTTGGCTCAGTGAAAAGTATGGATTCGTTTAAGTTGTGTAAGCGGTGTGGCTTTATGAAGCCAATTAGCCATTTCTATAAAGATAGATCAGGATCAGATAACTATCGCTCAGTATGTAAATCATGTTGTATTCAACAAAACGAAATTAGTACATGGCTTAGAATGCAAAACCCTGAATATGCAAAAAAAGAAAAAGCAAAACACCAAGAGAACTATAAAAAAAAGCTTAAACCTCATTCAGTTTCTGATAAAAAGGCTTTAATTCCTAATGGGAAAAAATATTGTCCAAGATGCCAACAAATAAAGGATAAAAGTGAATTCTTCAAGGAAGCATCCAGTGCGTGTGGGGTCGGGTCTTATTGCAAAAAGTGTAAAATAAAAATGCGTCAAGAAAGTATGTCTAAAAGAATTGATCTTAAAATATACAATCGTCTTCGCCGCAGGATGCAAAGAGCAGTATCAAAGCAGTTTACTCGTAAGGCTAATAAGACAAGGGATTTGCTTGGATGTACCCCATTAGAACTGAAAAAATATTTAGAATCAAAATTTCAACAAGGAATGTCCTGGGATAATTATGGTATGGGTGGGTGGGTAATCGATCATATTAAGCCATGTGTATTTTTCGACCTTACTGACCCATCCCAACAAAAAGAATGCTTTCATTATACAAACCTTCAGCCTTTATGGGAAAAGGAAAATAATCGGAAGAGCGATAAGATTGGTTGGGTAGCCGCATGATTATATCTGGCGGTGAACTTGCTCGACGCGCCAATGTCTCACGACAGGCAGTATGCAATTTAACAAGAGACGGGAAGCTGATTCGTTCTTACTCTCCTTCAGGGAAATATGGATACGATGATGAATCTCCTGACATAAAATCATATATTCAAAATGCATCGAGTCAACGACGATCCCATGGACGACCTCCGGCGTCAACCGAGGCGCCCGCGACAACAAAGAGTCGGCCGGCGGTGGGCATCGGGCGGCAGCAAGGCCCCTACCCCCTAACAGATGCGGGGACCAGGCAGTTCGCGGGTGGATTGAATCCATTCGGGTCCGATCCTCGTAATGGCGGCTATGGTCCTGGCGGGAAAGGCGGTAGGTCTGATGATCCAGATCCGGATTCGCGCTCAGGCCTAGAAACTCGTAAAATCAAAGCGACGGCCGAAAAGTACGAACTTCAAAACAGAATAATCCGGCATAAGTACGTTCCTATCGAAGACGCGCGCGCGGTGTTTGGAAAGATATACTCCGTTCATACAGGAATACTCACACCCCTCAGCGCAAAACTCTCTGATCAATTGGCTGCCGAGTTTGGAGTCAGAGATCCTGAAAAGGTATTGCGCGGAACTCGGATATTGAACGATGAACTGTTCTTGGCCTTGAGCCAAATCAAGCGCGAAATTGATGAGTTCCTTGAGAAGGAAGGCGAGCGGGTTGTCACGGAATCGGAAGAACTCGCCCTGACGCTTGATGACGGGACGGATGAATGATCGCCCATGATATCGAGTTTTTTCGCGAGATGACGGCGCAACTCCCTGACAAGCAACCACCCATCCTGATATCCCATTATGTCGAAGGGCGCCGAAACCTGCCGACGAATACGCCGTTTCCTGGCCTTTGGCAAAATTCACGGGCGCCGTACCTGATTGAGATTATGGACAACATGAGTCCATATTCCCCTGTTCAGACAGAAGTCATCATGAAGCCCCGTAAGGTAGGGCTGACAACCGCCGCTGAAAATGTTGTCGCGTACTGGATGGATGCGAACCCCACCGAGATCCTGTATACGACCGCGGCTGACGATCTCGCGAAGGATTGGTCGAATAAGAAGCTCCCCCATATCATCGATAGCCTCGGGTTCAGACATAAGATCATCGCGACGAATTCAAACATGAAATCGCGGAGGTCCGGGGATACCACCTACTGCAAGGAGTATTTCGGGGGATCGCTGGATATCGCCTCGGCTTCCTCCCTTATGGCCCGTCGCGCCCTTGATAAACGAGTCCTGATCATCGATGAGGTAGACGGCGTACCTACTCTGACGACGACCGGCGAAGGTAACTGGATCGAGATATTGAAGGGCCATACGAATTCCTGGGGCGCCCGAAAAAAGATTATGATGTTTTCGAGCCCGACGACCATCGAGGCCTCGAATATCAATCGGTACTATGAATCTGGCGATAAGCGGGTTTATCTGGTCCCCTGCCCCGTATGCGGAAAGCTTATGGAACTGAAGATGGGGGATGAGGATAGCGCCTACGGCCTGAAGGCCGACACACTTGGCGGGAAACTCGTCGAAGCCTACTACCTGACCGAATGCTGCCATGAGGCCGTTTTCAACCATCAGAAACTTGACATGTACTCAAGTACGCCCCGCTCGAAAAGGTTTCCCCAAATAGCTTCCGAAGTCGCTCGATGGGAACCCACCAAGAAAATTGACGACCGCACCTTGCGAAGTTATGGGATGAACTCATTGTATTCGCCGCTCGGGATGCTTTCGTTTACCGATGTATGGCGCGAAAAAGAAAAGGCTGAAGAAGATGGCCCGGATGGAATCCGGTCATACGTGAACTTGTATGAAGGCCGGCCGTTCAAAGATCAGGGGTCGAGGCCAAGCCTGTCGGCAGTCTTGAAGCTCCGGGGCGGCTACCATGCGAAGAACGTACCGAATGGAGTCCTGTACCTTACGGCGGCAGTCGATGTTCAGCGCGGAAGCTCGAAGGATGAAAAGAATCCCCCTCGTCTTGAAATGGAGGTTTTGGGGACGGGATATGGGTATCGAACATGGTCCATCATGTATAGGCGGTTCGAGGGATCGGTGGATGATCCGTTTTCTGGAGCATGGGAGGATCTGAATAAGTTTGCAGAGGACGGCGGATTACGGTTTAAGCGCGATGATGGAATGGAATTCTCTGTCCAAATTGTATTCATAGACTCGGGTGATGGTTTTGACGGAAAATCCGAAATAACATATCGATTTTGTTCACGATGGCAAAACACATTCCCGATCAAAGGCTTCAAGATGCTGACCGCCGATGCCAAAAAACGAGAAAAGGGCGATATTGCCGGGCCGGGGAACTTTAAGAAGTACCGTGCGGCGCCCATTGGTTCGGGCGGGGAAATAGTCTACGAGATTTCGACAAATCATTACAAAAACATAACCTACAACAATTTAAGCATTCAACGACAACCCTCGGACATGCAGCGCCCCGGATTCTGTGACTTTCCAATGGATTACAATGAAGAGTATTTCGCACAGCTTACGGGAACCGAAAAGCATATCGACGGGAGTTTTCATGATGTACGGGCGCGCGTAGAGGCCTTGGACTGCCGGGTATACGCCCTCTGTGCCGCCGATGTATGGCTCGATTCCGAAGTGGACCGGCTGCGGAAACGATACAGGGAGCGCGGCGCCACAATGGAACAGGTGCAGAAGATCACGGGGCGGGATGTTATCGATGTGCTGTCGGTAAAAATGGCTGTTAAACCTATAAAAGGTGCCCATCCAGGGGGAGGAGGTTAACCCCCGGATGGGCTGGGCGAAGGGGAGCGACGAAGAAGGAGAACCGCTGAAAGCGTCAACCATGATTATCAACAAAATTGTTTACAAACGTCAAATAAAAAAGAAAGGTTGATGTTTGTAAAAAAATCGGCCATGTCTAAATAATGACCAGTGCGCTTTACGCCGAGTACACCACCCGACTTGCCGACCTCAAGGCGAAGAGGACAAAGCTATCGACGGCGCTCGATGCTGCTCTTGAGAACTCCGAAATTGAATCCTATCAGTTTTCCGACTCCACCGATCAGAACGGGCAAAGCGTAAGGCGCCGAGATCCAGCCAAAACGATGAAACTCCTCGAAGAAATAGACAGTCAGATTTTGCATTATGAGACTCTTTTATCGTCGGGAAGCGGAATAAGGGTTTTGAACATGCGGAGGACCACATGAGCGTCATTGACTGGATCTTCCCGCGCCAGGTCGCCGCGATCCGAAAGAAAACCGCTGACGCTACCCTTGCCGCGGTGAAGGCTTCGATGTCGGCTGGCGGCAGTACCTACTACGGCCAGAAATGGGAAGGTGGCCTAGCGTCTTCTTCTCCGACTTTGACGATTGACCATGCGCGACTCAGGAAGCAGGCGCGCGTCCTGACGGAAACCAGCCCCCAAGCATCGGTTGTCGTGAATCGGGATGTGGATACCGTTGTCGATTCCGGCATGGTCCTCGTCCCTGAGCCAAAATATGAGACTTTGGGTATTTCCGCTGAAGATGCTGAAAAGTGGGCAACCAGACAGGCCGAGGCATTCGACCTTTGGGCGCAGTCAAAGCAGAGTTCAAGGTCCGGAGAATACAACTTCTACCAGGGGCAGCGGCTCATGTACCGCTACCGTAGCCGCGACAATGAGTGTTTTATCAGGCATCACTACTCGCAAAACCCGAAACTTATCTCGCCCTTACAATTCCAGATCATCGACCCGGACCAAATTCGAGGGTTCGGGTATACCCGGACATCCGACAACGAACTTGACGACCAGGATGGCATTACCCGCGACTCCGCGGGAATGGAAATGGCGTATCGGATATGGTTCAAGGAATTCGGCTCCTTCAATTACAAAGACGTAACGATCCCCCGCGTTGGTCCCAAATCGGGCCGCGTGTACATGACACACGGGTTTGATCCCGAGTATGCCGGCCAGGGGCGCGGATTCTCCGCGTTGGGCCTTGTGGCGCAAGAGCTTGAAAACATCCTCGATCTCGCCAGCGCGACGATCAAGAAGGCGATCAACCAGTCAAATATTGTGATGACGGCTGAATCCAACTCGGACAAAGACGCTATAGATCCGATGGTCGGAATCGGCAACACAGGCGCGGGGCCTTCAACAGGATTATTCCATGAAACTGACGATACCCTGGAAGCTGCTGAAGGCGAACTGCCCGAGCCCTACTATGTACCAGTTAGGCATACGAATATCGCACAGCCGGGAAGCATTGGCGTATTCGGAATGCCAGGAAAGCAAAAACTCGTTCCGTTTCAGAATACAAGCCCGTCAGAGGCTTATAACTCCTTCGTCGATTCGTATTTCGCCTACATAAGCGCCGCGAAAGGCCTCCCCATCGAAGTCGTGCTAATGCGGTTTAGCCAGAATTATTCCGCATCAAGGGCAACGCTCATCCTCGCATGGAGGATCGCCGTACAGCGGAGATACCAAATCGCAGTCGATCACCTAGACCCCCTCTATGAGGAATGGCTGTCCTGCGAAATCGCGTCGGGAAGAACCTCGGCGCCGGGATGGAGCGACCCCCGATTGCGGGCGGCTTGGTTGGCCCATCGTTGGGTGGGAAGCGCTATGCCGAACATTGATCCCGTGGCGACCATGAAAGCCGGTATGATCGCCGCGGAGATGGGTGCCGAAACGCTGGACGACCTCGCGACCGAGTTCAATGGTTCGAGTGGAAAGACGAACAGGGCGAAACTTGCACGGGAGTTCAAGGAATTGCCGGCGGCTCCATGGGGAAAGGCGGCAGAGAAAAAGGCTTCGCTCGATGATGAGCCGAGCGGCGACGATAAAGATAACGGCTCCAAGAAGGACAAGAGCAAATGACGCAGGTGCCAAGCTACCTTGAGTTTCCTGGTGCGCTCGATCTCGGAATTGTCATTGGAGATACTTGGGGACCGATGCTTATCGAGCCGGAAGTCGCTGAAGATATCTCTTTGCGGACATATTTCGCTGCCGTGTATGACAAATTTGGCACAAAGATCGCTGATTTTGTAGTTGAAATTACGAGTGCAAGTCTTGGGAATCTTAGCGTCTCAATGGCAGAGACCGAAACCGCAAAACTGGCCCGCGGGATACAGCCATGGGCGTTGTGGTATGTGGACCCGGAAACAGGAAAGAATACGATTGCTTCTGGCAATGTTGAAGCGAGGTATAGATAATGGCCGCTGATCCAATTGTTTTTAATTATCTGAAAGGCCCTGGCCCTCGTGGCCCCGCAGCGACCATTGCTGTAGGGACCGTAACAACTGGAGAGCCGGAAACCGGTGTTGAGGTTGTAAATTCAGGGACCCAGAGCGTTGCTGTTTTTGATTTTACTATCCCGCAAGGGAAGTCCGGAAATAAGTTTGTCACCCTCTACAAAGTTTCCGAGACACAGCCCGCTACCCCTGAAGGTGACGAACCTGCGGGATGGGTAGCGAATATCTTGGATGGCATAAATTGGGTGAGCAATGCATGGGTAGATACCCATGGGACACTTATCGATGTATGGTCTGTACCTATCCGGGTTACTTCCGAAAACACTGAAACGAGATATATAGCAAGTGACACTACCCCTGACACTCCAACCGGAAACGATCCTGCCGGATGGTCGATAGAGATTCCGGCGTCAGGCACAATATGGTCATCTACAGTCAGGAAGATTTCTACCGGAACGATCTTAGGAACGTGGTCTACTCCATCCAAGATTTCTCTCGACACCTACGAAATTAGGTATATCGTCGCTGATACCGCTCCCGAAACACCCACGGGAAACACTCCCGAGGGCTGGAGCTTGGTATTGCCGTCCTCTGGAACAATATGGGCGTCTGCCGCAAGAAAGTTGTCCTCGGGAACATTGGTAGGGGCATGGTCAACGCCTGGGAAGATTTCGAGCGATTATTTCGAAGTACGGTACAAGGCTTCTGCGACTGTCCCTGCTACCCCCGAAGGCACCGATCCCGCAGGATGGACAGTCGCTATGCCCACAACGGGAATTATATGGGCGTCGGTATCGCGCAAGCTCGCGTCAGGGACAGTCTCGGGTGTGTGGTCTGATCCGGCCCAAGTGTCCGGGCCTCGGGGCTACTACCAGGCCACTATTTATATCGTCGCTGACACCGCCCCCGCGACGCCCACTGGGAACACTCCCGAGGGATGGGCGAGTTATCCGCAGGCAGGGATAAATTGGGCGAGCGTCGGAGTTATCGATCAGGACGGGGCGCTTGTCGGACTATGGTCGGCGCCCGTGCGCTGGACAGGTGAAAACATCATTCCGAAGGGTGCCTACTCTGCTGATATTCAGTACGCCGTTCTCGATGTGGTTTCGTATGGCGGGTCCGGGTATATCTGCATTCTGTATCCGCCTGTCGGAACCCTGCCGACCAATGCTACCTACTGGAATCAGATCGTTTCCAAAGGCGATAAGGGCGATACTGGGAATGCGGCGACTATTACGATTGGGACCGTAACAACTGGCGCTGCCGGGTCTTCGGTGCAGGTGTCGAATTCTGGCGATGAGCATGATGCAATCCTGAATTTCGTAATACCTGCCGGCGACCCCCTGGCGATTCATGCGGCGACTGAGAAGACGACAACGCTCGTCGATGACGATGAATTCGCGATATGGGATTCGGTGGCTGCTGCCTTCCGGAGGTTCAAATCTTCAAGGCTGGTTATATGGATAAAGGAGGTACTTGATACCTGGGCTATAAAAAGAACGAAGTCGCCCGATGGGGCGACGCCGGTGTATGAACAGGATGAGTGGGCTACAGATGATGGCTTCCTTCGCTCAGCTGGGTACGGAACCATGTCAGTACTCACAACTCCCGGCGCGTTGCGTTTTACAAAATCGTCGGATGTCGATGGTCAAGGAGTTTATAAGGCAATAACTGGAATAAAAGGCAAGCGTGTCTGGATAAAATATCGAACAGGTAGTTCTACCACAACATATATGGAACTAGCTATCGGGGGGTATACCTATGACAGAGTTTCATTACTTCAAAAATCTACAGATTGGGCAGTAGCATCTGCAATAATTCCCGCTGATTCCACAAAAACAGAGGCTATTTTTGTAAGACTTGCCGCTTCGGAACCGGCTGGAACGTGGTACGAAATTGGTGCTATCTGGATCGGCGACTACTCCTACCTTACTGGCTCCGAATCAGAAGAAGGCGCTCGTATTCTCAATGATCTTGGCGACACAGCCGGTGTAGGTTCGTTCGCTTCCACTATTTTGGCTTTTACGGTCAACCCGAGCGCAGGTCAGATTGTCAATGCAGGCGGGAAGCCGTACACATTCCGCGCCACGACTGGCGACCTCGCCGTAGATGGAGACGTTCTGATTGGTGCAAACTATAACCAGTCAATGTCATATCTCGTTTCAGCGATAATACGATATGCCGGGAACGCCTACGATAAATCTGCTGGATCTGCAACACCGTGGTTCTATTGTCCTGCTGTACATCCTCTCGTTACGGCGGCGAATCCAGGCGACGTAAGCCCAGCGACGATTACATCGAGGATAAAGGGCCTTCCGGGGAACTTCATAACCACCTCGACGACAGTCACCGGAGCGACCTTTACGAATCCCGCAGGAGGCTCGACGACTCTCGCAGGTGGTACGAACGATATAGGCGCAAAGAATGCGACCCATCACGGCCCTTCGACTGCGGCCTTGGCTAATAAAGCAACCCTCGTCTCCACAGACCGTTTCGCGGTGGCCGACTCTGCCGCCGCATTCGCCACGAAGTACTCGACAATGGCGAATTTCTACACCTACTTGAAGTCCGTCGCCGATACCGCAAGAACGGCGGGCGAGATTCCCAAGCTGGCGACAGGAGGCTATCTCAACGCCAACGGCATGGCCTTCCCTGCGACGCAAGTGCCTTCCGCCGACCCCAACACAATGGACGATTATGAGGAAGGAAACTGGACCCCCGCGTTCCTTTGCGGCTCAGGCTCTATCACTCTTGCCGATACCGTTGGAAGGTATAGGAAGTTTGCCGATTCCGTGAACATTCGCGGGGGGCTATTTGCGGCCTCGGTCAGTTCGCCGTCGGGAACGCTGAAAATTACGGGAATGCCGTTCGCCCGCGATAATATTTCTTATCTCGGTTGCCCCATTGCTATTCGGCAGGGTTCTATATCTCTAGTCAATATGACAGGCTATCAGTTGTCGGCTGGAGTAGATCAGAACGCAACGACAATCAGTATAGCAAAGACGAAAGACGGCGTACTAGAATCGGCTTCGGTGGCGAATATTTTCAACGCAGTTTCGCAGGGCCTGTCCGTAAACGGCATGTATCAGACGGTATAAAAGGAATAAGAAAATGGAAGGTTTAGAGTATGTAGTTCAGGTCAATCCGTTCGAGGCTCCAATCAATGGCAGCCTGTTAGTGGTGCGCTACACGGTGCTCAACAAAGAAGTCATCAAGAGGGACAACTGGAGAGGCGTCATCACTCCGGAGACGGACCTTGATGTGATCCTCCCCTGCCAATTCGGCGACAAGGGTGAATCGCTCCCGGTAAGCCTTAACGACTTCCCGGCGGAGAAGGAATTCATCAGGGCGAAATTTGCAGAACTCGTTATATAAAAGTAAGGCCGCGAGGCCATCGGAGGCAGTATGGAACAGCAACTGAGCTACGACATTATAATGATTATCCTTACCTCTGCCATTCCGATAACGCTTGGGGCAATTCTCTACAATCCCATAAGGCGCAAATTTGAAGCGCGTCGAGCGGAAAAAGCTCGCAAGATAGAGATTGAAGTCAAGAGGGATGCCACTCTTGAAAGGGTAGAAGCCTTTTTACAGAAGGTGCAGGAAGATCACAAGAAAACGGGCAAGCTCTTGGAACAGAGCATTAAAAACCAACTGTCCGAGATGAACACCCTCGAAATAACGCTCATCGCTATCCAGGGCTATAAACTTAACGGAGAAGTGACCGATGCCCTTAAAGCAGTGCGCGCTCAGAAAACTGAGTTTATGCAGCAGCTTGCTAGTCTTTCATGCGCCGATATCGGGCAAGCGGCTGACTAATGATCCTCCAGAATGATCCAGGGCTTGATCCTTACATTCGCAAGTACGGCTGCATTTTTATGGTATGCCTGTCGTCTAAGGATCTTCCTGGATATCTCTGGAATCCTCCCGCCGTACAATCGGCCTGGGACATTGCGTTACGCGAAGGCGCCATATCTGGCGACCTGAACCATGACGGCGATCTGGACGATGTGGGCGAAGCACTCATTCGATCATACCAGCACCTTTTTGATGCGCTCAGGCTTCCCCTGCGCGAGATTCCTGTCAAAGCGACAGGCCTCCCCTATAAGCTCGATTCACAAGGAGTCCCGCGAATCCTTCCAGTGGTTGAACCGCTCGCCCTTGAACGTTTTTGGGTCGCCGAACGGTGGGTTTGGAAATACGGCCATTTTGTGAGAGGCGACGGCACTGGGAAGCAGCCGCCGATCTACGATCCCCTCGGGCAATCCCTTTCGAGGCTGAATGGACACATCGAAGATTTGCGAGTATTCGAGAGGATAAAAATATGAACCTAGTCGATCTTGATCCTCATTTCCTCAAGTTCATCGACGAAAAAACCCATCAGCGAATCGATTCAATAGCTGAGGCCGATGGAATCATATTCCTCTGCCCTAAATGTTTTGCCGCGAATAATGGTGAGGTCAACACTCATTCTGTTATCTGCTGGCATCCTCGAGTTCCACAGAATGGTTCCCTACAGCCCGGAAGATGGGAGCTACTAGGGTCGGGATATGAAGACCTTACGCTTCGGGCAGGATCTTCTTCGGTTCTTATTATGGGCGGATGCAACGCCCATTTTTTCGTTACGAATGGCGAAGTGAGAATGGTATGAAAAAAATATTTACGGGGTTCCTCAATTTCATGAAATGGATTATATCGCCAATCTGTGAACAGGATGGGGTGATATCGAGCCGGAGAACGGCCGCTATAGCCCTTTCAATTTGGGCGGGACACTTGTTTACCCTCAAGGATAAATGGGCGACTATCGGGGGGATTGCTTGCCTCTCCGTGGCTGTGCTGCTCTGGTTTTGTACGACGATTGAAGAAATATTTCGTGTTGTCCAGGCGGCGAGCGCTGTCGCCAAAAGTACGAAAATGATGCGCTTTGGATCGTATACCGGATACGGGTATCAGTCTTCAGAAGATAAAACACCTGAAGACAAAACATAGGAGCAATGATGTGTGGAAAATATGGAAAGCTTTACCGGCTGCTTTGCGTGTTGGCCTTCTTTCTTGCCTTCTCGGGATCGCTGTCGGCGCAGGATGTGTCTATAAATTCGGAGTCATCCCCGCCCAAGAAAGCGAGCGAATCAGCGCTGCCGTCGCCAGATTCTACGTCGAGTATGGCGGAAGCCTTCTGGAACAGTTGGGACGAGCTGAAGGCAGCGTCAAACGGATCACAGCAGAGCGCGACAGCCTGGAGTCAACTCGTCGATCAATTGCTGAAATCCTCAGCCGAGGAGAGAAGGCAGATATTGAAGCTTCTCGAAGAGCTGGGAGTCTCCGTGAACAAGATTTGGTACGAGGCGGGGTCTTTGACCGAAATCTTGCCAAGCTTGAAAGTATCGGTATCGTCATTTTTGGGCCAAGAAGCGAAAAAACAAGCAGCCCTGATTATGGAAAATCTGGATCTGAAAAAAAGTAACGATTTTTGGAAGGTTACTGGAATTGCCGGAATTTCGACAACGGTAATTCTCGCCATTGTATTCGGAATTTCCTCAGCTAGATAATACCGCATATTCCGCAAATTCCATAAACTACTAAATCTTTTCCATATAAATATTTGCTTGATGTTTGTAAATAATCTTGCAACTCTGTTTATATGCGGGAGAAGTTATATGCTTGCGAGCCTGTTTTCCTCACTGGATATCTCGATGATCGAGAAAATGCCAGTGATGATGACAAGCAGCGCGCGCAATCTCTTTTCTCAACCAAGATTCCTACTGGCGAAGAAGCCATAGACCAGATTTATACGGTTGAAGGCAATAATGCGATACTCTCGATTCA